TCCCCGACATCACCATCCGGGATTACACCATCGGCCAGAAGCTCGTGCGCGAGCGGCCGCTTCCCGGCAAGGTGGACCTCCTCATCGACAAGGGCAAGTATTACTCCATCTCCATCAACGACGTCGAGAAGCTCCAGGCGGACATCAATTACGTCGAGAAGTGGACCGACGACGCCGGCCAGCAGATGAAGATCGCGGTTGACGCCGCAATCCTGGCCGCCGTCTATGCCGACGCCGATACCTACAACAAGGGCAACTCCGCCGGCAAGAAGTCCGGCGCTCTCGCCTTCGGGGCCTCCGGCGCCTTCGTCACGGTCGACAAGACCAACATCCTCGACTACATCGTCGACATGGGCACGGCCCTGGACGAGCAGAACGTGCCCGAGACGCAGCGCTGGCTCGTCTTCCCGGCCATCTTCTGCGGGATGATCAAGAAGTCCGACCTGAAGGACGCCTCGCTCTCCGGCGACGGCACCTCCATCATGCGGAACGGCCGCATCGGCATCATCGATCGCTTCACGGTCTACTCGAGCAATCAGATCGCGCAGACCACGGACGGCACCACGACGGTTCACAACTGCATCTTCGGCCATCCGTCGGCGATCACCTTCGCTTCGCAGCTCACCGAGAACCGCGTCATCCCCAACCCGGACGACTTCGGCGACCTCATGGAAGGCCTCCAGGTCTACGGCTACGAGACCATCAAGGCCGAGGCGCTCGGGCATTTCTACGCGGCCAAGGGCTAAACCCCTAACCCCGGGTCGGTAATCAGGCCGGCCCGGGCTTCCGAAGAAAAGGAGATTCACATGGGTACTTACAATCTGACGAAGGGGGATACCAGGCCGGCCGCAATGGATTACGGCCAGATCTTTGTGGCCCGGATCCCCATCGTAGTGACGGAAATCATCGCGGCCAACGCGACCCTGACGGCCAACGCCAAGATCACGGCGGCCGACGTCATCCAGATCTGGGACATCCCGGCCGGATGCGTGCTGCTTCCCGGCCTTGCGGCCTTCAAGGTCGTCTCCCCGGGCACGGCCTCCAATACGGCCGACATCGGAATCGGCGGGTCAACTGACTATCTGCTCGACGGAGTTGCCCTGGACGGCACGGCGGGCACCATCACATACGTCGCCCACAACCAGGAGTGGGGCACCGACAACTACGGCGGGCTCGACTTCGAATCGACCGACACCATCGACATGATTTTCGTGGCCGACGAAGTGACCGGGAGCTTCGTGCTCTACCTTCCCGGCTATATGTGCGACTAGGTCGGCTCACGTTGAACTGAAACCGCTCCGGGCGTTCAGCCGGGCGCCCGGAGCTTCTTAAACCATAACAGGAGGTTACGACAATGGCACTGGACCCGAAAGGAAAATACCTGATCCAGGACGGAAGCGGCACCGTCTATGTGTGGACGGAGGCGCTTTCGAAACGCAAAGACATGAGGCCTTACGATCCCGTAGAGCGAAAGGGTTTGGCCATGGATCCGACGGCGAGCGAAAAGCGGGTGCCGATCGAACTGCAGGGCAAGGCCTTCATGGTAGAGGCGGCCCTTCACGCGGTCCTGACGGACATGGGGAAGGTCCTCGTCGCTCTCCAAGAGGAGAACCGGGCCCTGAAAGAGAACGCTGCGAATTTCGAGGCCTTCAAGGAACGCCTGGAGACCGACAATCTGGATCTGCAGGAGCAGTTGGAGAAGCTGAGAAATCCACCTGCAGAGCCCGAGGCGCAGCCGGAGAAGAAAGGCAGGAAGTAAGTGGGCACGATCTACGCAAGCACGCTCTTCACCGAGGTCGACGGGATCCTTCTGGACACCGACAAGGTGAGATGGACGGACGCCGAAAAGCTCCGTTATCTCAACGCCGGCCAGCGGCAGGCCGTCATCCTGAAGCCCGACGTCTACACCGTGAGCACGGTCTATAAGCTCGCCGCCGGCACGAAGCAGAGCGTTCCGGACGGCACCAGCGCGTACCAGACGCCCGCGGCCGTGACCATCCCGGAGTGCATCCAGTTCCTTCGCCTGATCCGGAACATGGGCACGACGGGCCTCGTGGCGGGTGCGGCCATCACGCCCGTCGGCATGGATTTCATGGATGCCTACAACCCGACGTGGCACGCAGACAGCGCCAGCGCCACCGCAAGAAACTACATCTACAACGAGGAAGACCCGGGACACTTCTACGTTTCTCCGCCGCAGCCTGGCAGTTCGCAAGGGTACGTCGAGGCCGTCTTCTCCGCCGTGCCGGCTGATGTCGTCGCGGCCGCGGGGCCCAGCTACGACGTAGCAATCACGATCTCCGATGTCTACCGGGACATCCTCGTCAATTACATTCTTTTCCGGTGCTACGCGAAGGACGCGGCCATGTCGCCGTACAACGCAGCCCGGGCGGTGGAATTCTGGAACCTCTTTGTCCTGGGGCTCGAGCGGAAGGACCTGATTCGGAGGGAGTACAGCCCGAACATGAAGAAGCCCAACCCGTCAACCGAGTAGGAGCGAGATCATGAAGAAAATCAGAGCGTATTTCATTGTGTGGCTGGCCGTCATGTTGATGGTCGTTTCTGCAATTCCGGCCCAGGCGGACAACACCCTCTCGTCGGTGACGGGCGTGGTGGCCAGCACGACCGCGACCTTCAATATCCGCGGCAACCAGGGTGCCGCGCAGATCTTTTTGAAGTACGACAAGGGCAACGGAACCAGCGTGGCCGTCTCGAAAATCGAGTTCATTGTCCCGCAGCTTGGCAGCACGACCCTCTACGAGGTCCCTGCCTCAGCTACATCGGGCACCACCCTCAGCTCGTACACCCTTACGATGACCGCCAGCGGGAATTACATTATCACGCTGGCTTATGTTCCCCGTGAGGCGACGAGCATGAAGGTGACGGTTGCCTTTACCGACGGGACCACTCAAACCCTGCAAGTCGACGCCAAGGCAGACACGAATTAACGGGAGGGCTTAAAAATGCGAAAGAATGTCATTGCGATAGTCCTGCTTGCTCTTCTCGCTGTTGCTTCTTCTGCTATGGCTGTCGGCCCTCCCGGGTCCGGTGGAGGTACTGACCCCCGGATCGGCACCCTGACGAATACAAAGTGGTGCTACTCGGACGGATCCCAGGTGCTTTGCACGCAGGACGCCCCGGCGGGCGCGGGTGACTTCCTTGCCAATGGCACGGTCCCCATGGCGGGCGCTTTTATCCCCGATTCTGCCGGCGGGCAGACGATCGGGACGACTTCTGCCGAGTGGGGTAACGTCTATCTGCACGATTCCAAGAGCATCTACTTCCAGGCAAATCAATCCCTGTACCTGACGGGTGCGGCGGGGGCCCTGAGCCTTACCGGCGGTAATTTCACGCCGGGAGCATCGACCCTCACGCTCGGATCAACGGCCGCTGAGTGGGGCGGGCTGTACCTCGGGGATGGAAAGATCATCTACGGCCAAGCCGACCAGAGCAACACGATCACATCCTCCGCGACGGGGTGGGTGTTCAACCTTCCGATCACGACCCAGAGCGCGAAGCTCACGGGCGGGACCAACACCTTCAACCTGACCAATGGCACGGCCTCGCTGGACGTGGCGGCAGGCGCAACCCTCAACATCGACACATCTTTGCAGGTGGCTACCGGGGCCGTCGTCCTGAACGGAAACGCGGGCGGGTCTTCCTCGCTGACCCTCGGCAATTTCGCCTTGAGCCTCGGCGGGACGATGGCAGACGGAAGGCTCTGCACCTACGCCTCGTCGGGTACGGCGATTTCCTGCAACACGGCAACCTCGACCTTCCAGACGGCAGACGCGGACCTGACGACATTCGCGGGCCTGACGGCTACCCGTGGCGACATCCTTTACGTCGGAGAAGCCGGAACGTGGGCCGACCTTGCAAAAGGCTCTGCCAACACGGTGCTCTATTCGGACGGCACGGATGTCAAGTACGGTTCCGTGACCTCCGCGATGATTACGGACAACACCATCACGGCTACGGACCTCGCGGCTACCCTGACGTTTGCGGACGGAGACTTTGTTGACCTCTCCGGCGTGACGATGTCCGGCACGAACGACGAGGGTATCACACTTCCGTTCTGGGCCGACGTGACGCCCACCTCGGGAGCGACCAAGCGGTTTATGACTTGGGACGAATCCGGCTCGGTCCTGAAAATCTACACGGCAAGCGGCTGGACGACCATCAACCCCTCTGCCGGTGCCCCTACGGATGTGGCCTACCTCGTCACGGGTTCGCTTTCCGGCTCCCTCTCTGCCGAGAGGCTTCTGGCAGAAGGGACGGGCATCGACTTTACGGATGCCGGGGCGAACGGGAATTTCACCATCGCCGTAGATACCACGGAGATCGGCACGACGACCTGGGGAGCTGGGTCCGAAGTGGTCTGGACGTTCAACGCCTCGGGCGGGACGGACCCCACGATCACCTTCGGGGACGCGACGGTTACCTTTGCCGGGACCGTATCGGCCACGGCCTTTTCTGGAAACATCACGGGCAACGTAACCGGAAACTGCTCCGGGTCTGCCGGGACCGTGACGGATACGGAGCTTGCAGCCATCCAGGGTTTGACCTTTGCCGACGCCTCGATCATTCAACTGACGGGCGCGGGAGCGGCGGCGGTCCTGACCTCGGGCGGGAACAACTACGTCCTCAAGTCCACCTCGGACAATTCAGCCCTTGAGTTTGCGGCCCCTACGGGCACGGGTGCCCCGGTCCTCGGGACGGCACCTTCCTTCACTACCTCGATCACTCCCAACTCGGCGGGCGCTTCGACCATCGGGACGACCTCTCTNNAGTTTGCGGCTCCCACGGGTACGGGTGCCCCGGTCCTCGGGACATCGCCCGCCTTCACAACGGCCATCACTCCCAACTCTGCCGGGGCTTCGACCATCGGGACGACTTCCCTTGAGTGGGGGAACGTCTACCTGACCGACTCTGCCGTGATCTACGGGCAGGCCGATCAGAGTGCTACCCTGACCTCTTCGGCCTCGACCTGGACGGCCTCTGCCTTCACGGTGACGGGAACCCTCACGGCAAACGGAAACACGGTTGTCGGAAATGCCAATACCGATACCCTGACCGTCCAGTCCACCATCAAAGGTTCTGGCAGGGCGGTCACGATTGACGACGATGGGACCACCTCTCCGACCTACGCCACAGGGACGCAGGAGCTTTTCGTAACGGGCGATATTGAGACAGCCGCAACGGTCTACGCTCAAGCTTTTCAGGCGACCGGCACGGGCGAGAGTTACGCAACCTTTGCCAATAATGCCTCGACCCCGGAAGCCAGCATCACGAACGGCATTTACTTCGTCGGCAACGTGCTCAAGGTCAAGGAGAACGGGACGGAGCGGGATGTTGTGACCCCGGCTGACTCCGTTACTTGGACAGGCACGTCGCACAGCTTCGCGGGTGTGACCAACCTGATTCTCCCCACGGCAACCCCGGACGCGAACGGGGAAATTGCCGTCAACAACACCAATGAAACCCTGCTGGTCTATATCAACAGCGGATTGAAGACGCTCGACTTCTCTAGCGACTCAGCGGGATACGTCCTCAAGTCCAACGGCTCGGGCACGTTCACCTTACAGGAAGACGCGACGGGCGGCACGCCGACCTTCGATACGGTGGGCGACCCCTCTGCCGACGTGACGATTGAGATGGACGCCAGCGAGGAAGTGAATTTCAACTACACCGGAAACTTCACAACCGGCTCTCAGTTCAAGATCGAGCAGCTCACCGGGAACCCCTCGGGCGGCGTGCTCTTTGAGGTCAAGGCGGCAGACACAGACATCACCCTGGCCCGCCTCGGTGACGGGACCAACTACACGCAGTTCGCCACGAACGGCAATATCACTCTCGCGGGTACGGCCCTCATCACGGCTGGCGGTATCGTCCTCGGGGATTCGACGCCTGATGCAGACGGCGAAATCGGGTACGCGTCCAACGCCTATACCCTCTTTGCGAATAGCGAAGACCTGAGTATCACGGCCAGCGCAAATCTCTGGACGCTGGCAAGCTCGACCTCGGCAACCTTCGCCTTTACCCCTTCGGTTGCCCTCAACGGCGGGGCGACGGTGGGCGGCACGCTGGCCCTCGGGGCGAACTCCATCACCATGAGCGGGTCCATTGGTGTCACGGGCACGAGTGTCACGAAGGGCTGGTTCACGGACGTTGAATCAACCAACATGCCGACGGTGGGCGGGACGGCTATTCTGTCCAGCCTTACGGCCCCTGTCTTCGCAACCTCCATCGAAGCCCCGTTTATTATTCTCGGTTCTGCGGCCACGGCGGCG